TACGGATTTGATTTCTATGGTATTTTACAAGATGAAAAAATATTAAATTCAGACATTAGAAAGGTCGGTGTCACAATTAAAAAGGCATATACAGGTCAAGTTTTATTACAAGATATTTCAGCGTTTTATAGAGTTTACGTTAGAGAAGGTACTACTGAAGTATTAGTTCAAGATTGGACTCCAATTAATAGAACACCTAATGAATACTATTTTATGTTTGATATGAGAGATAAAATTCCTAATCAATATTATGTTGATATTCAAGTGAATACTTCGGGTCAAAAAGATACTTATAAAAAACAATTAACCTTTAACATAGTTAATAAAAAACAAAACTATCCAACACTATAATGAAAACAGTTAAATTAACAGAATCAGATATCACAAGATTAGTTCAACGAGTATTATCTGAACAAGAAGTAGAACAGGCTAACTATATGTTTTTCTCAAACTTAAAACAAATGAGAAGACAAATTAATATGATGTTAGAAATGGACCCAAATATGATTGACAGTATTATTCAAAATGGTCATGATTGGGCTGACGACCATATATCTGAAGCTAAAACAAATATGGACCAAGTATTTGATTTTTTTAAAAATGAGATGGAAAAAGATTCTCAATATGTAGATTACGAAGATATTAATGAAGGTAGAAAAAAAACAGGTACAAAACTTTGTGCTAGAGGTAAAGCCGCTGCAAAGTCAAAGTTTGATGTTTATCCTTCAGCATATGCAAATGGTTATGCCGTACAAGTATGTAAAGGTAAAATGCCAGGTTTAGATGGTAAGAAACATTGTTCAGGTGCTTACTGTTAAATTTTCAAATACGTTTTTCTTATTTAAATTTTTTGATTATCTTTGTCGGTAATTAGTAATTACCCAACAATGAAAAAACAACTCCACAAACTAAGACGACTAATCCAAAAATGGTATATCTCATTAGTGAGAATGACCACTCCTCATGTTGAAAAGTCTGAATACGAAAGAGACTGTATTGCAATTTGTAAAAAATTAATTGCAAAAGAAGATACAGTACTTTTACTTACACCAATTTCAAACAAACGTTATATTAGAAATGAAGAATTACAAATCTTTGTAATTCTTGAAGGTCATAATGTTAAAGTTATTAACCATGTATATTCTTACACTGTATTTTTAGAACAGAAAGAGTGGGATAACGTTGTACTTACCTTTGATACAGAAGTGGAAAAACGTAGAGAGGAGTTTGAAAAAGAAATTACTTCAAACATTAAACACTCACTTCAAAACATTTTACAGAATATCTAATGAAAAAGAATAATTCATTTAGAATGACCTTTTACTTGGGGTTAACTATTATTGGACTTGCAGTATCTTTTTTAACTTTAATTGCAATTAACGTTTATGATGCATTAACCCCTAAATTTAAAAAGGATAAACTTGAAATATATATTGATGATGTTAAACCTGAAAAAGAAATTGTATACGATACAATTTATATTGATAGACCTCGTGTTAAAAATAACGATACTCCTAAGAATGTTACCATTGTAACAACAAAAAAGACTCCAATAGTTTCAGAAAAAAAAGATACAACAATTGTTGTAGATACTATTAAATAATTTTTTTGTATTCGTTAAGTACTGTAGTAATTGTGTCTCTTAACGATTCATTTTTAGGTTTGTAAGATACCATAGTTGGTTTGTTACCCTTACCAACTTTAGGGTCTTTTTTCTCTTCTCTTCTTTTTTGAGCACATGCTGATTTTTTTTGAGCATCTGTCATTTTAGAAGCAACACCTGCGGCTCTACATTTAGGGTAACCCTTAGAATCAGCTTCCGGTCTGCCACATGGAGGGTGACCCCCACCTTCTTTTTTTCTACAAATATTCACCCAAGGACCTTTTGGTTGGTTTGACCCTTTAGGTTTTTTCTTAGTTCCAAACCAAACTGCTAAATCTTCTTTAAGTGGTCCAACAGCTTGTTGAATTATTTTTTCAGGGTCTTCAATGTCACCAAGATTACTTCCATCTTCGTCATTTTGTCCAGTATAAAAACTTTTTAGGTATCTATCTACTTGAGCAATCCTGTCAGTTCTTTTTTCAATACGAGCACGTTCTTCAGGAGTTTCTTTAAAATCTCCATCAGCTTCTTCGTATGCCAACTCAGCATTGTCATAATCATAAACGTCAACAGTGAAGGGTGCAACTTGTTTGTCAGTCCAAGGTTGTGGTGAAAGCACTATTGGGACTTTAAAATGTCCTGCATTTCCTGAACCTGTAGCTTCACTAATTCTATTTTTTTTCATATACTTATACTATAAATATATTGATAATACATTATGGAACAACAAAAACAACCAATATTATATCTATTTGAAGATGTTGCAATATACAAACCTGAAGACATTGACAATTTAATTGATAATTTAAGTGAGGAGCAGGCAAAATTTATGTTAATCAGGGCGGTTCAGATGGCATATAAGAATGGATTATATTCTTTAACAGAATCTGAAATTGTTTCAAAATCATTAAGAACATTAAAATAAAAAAAGGAGTCTCACGGGACTCCTTTTATTTTATAACTTATTTCCGCAAGACGGACAAAATTTATATTTTGATTTTGTCTTGGTACCACATTCTGTACAATAATGTTTAATATCATCTGTTGTTTTATTTTTAGTACCTAATGGTAATATCTTTAAACTAATTTGATGAGATGTATTGTATTCAAAATTTTGATACGAATTAGTAAATTGTTGTTTTGATTTTTCACCCTTTTCAACTCTTCCTGTTTCAATGGTGTTACTTAAATATGAAGTGTTAGCACCAATTGAGTTAGATGATGTAAAAGTCATATTACCATTTGAGTTAGATGTTGTGAAAGTCGGATTACCATACCATGGTGAACCTGTGTTTATTGTTGACCATCCACTTGCCCAATTTCCACCTGATAAATGAGGATATTGATTATATGTTTGTTCGTTATAGAACTCAATTCTAACATCCCCGTTTAAATCAATTGCCGTCCTGTTTGCCGACGTATCTTTTACTTCGTAGGTACTGAACTCAAACTTGTTGTTAGTGTCAAGGAAACGTTCTAAAAACACTCTCTGACCTGGTCTAATAACAACACCACTTGTTGAGATGTACTCACCATTTAGTTTGATTTTACAGAGAACAGATTTTTGTGTTGGATTATGAATTTCAAATTCAAAATTGTCTTTGTCGTCAAGAAATACGACATGACCATTGTAGACTTTAAGACGCGACTTTTTCTTTGTGATGTGAGCAGTCGGTTTACCCACCTTTGTTGTTGTGTAATACATTTTCTTTAATTTTATAATAGTTAATGACTATGTTACCAATACCTTTGTGTCCGTGAATACTCAACAGCTTGTTAGGGCTGGGGACTGATAAACTAAAATCTAAAAATAAATATAAACAATTTGGATTTTCTGTAAATAAAAAAAGGAGACAATTTCTTGTCTCCCTTTTCTTTGGTATCTAAATAAGATATTGATTATCTCAATTCTCTTAAGTCGAATGTTCTAACACCATCAACTGTGATACGTCCGTAGAATCTGTTATTCACCATTTTCTTAGCGTATCTAGTCATGATACCTTTGATTGGTGTAAAGTTGAACGGATTGTACATAGTTGGAGTTAATTGTAGAGGTACGTACGGTGCGTAGATGTAACCTGTGTCTAACAATGATGTTCCTTTGTGTCCCATTAACACTTGGTTTGGTGGGAAGTAAGGGTCACGGTAAACTTGGTAACGACCTGCTAATGTACCAACTCTTTCAATACCCATGTTGTATTGGTCTTGCTCAGGAGCTGCGTTTGATACGTGGAAATATTCCAAGTCATCAAAGATAGCACTGATTTCAGAAGAAACAACAATCCAGTTTGCTCCACCTCTTAATGTAGATTTGTGGATTTGTGCTGAAATTTGGTTGATTGCTGTGATTAAAGTTTGGTTCCAATCTTTTTGAGTGTAAGGAACTGCACTTGAACCCAGACGCTTCCAACCATTGTAGTCCCATCTTAAGTTCCAAGCCGCACCTTTACGTAAATCTCTTAAGATTTCACGGTCAATTTCAGCCGCAACTTGCTCAGATAATAAAGCTGTTAATTCAGCTTCAGCATCAATGTTGTGGAACGCTGCAACGTCTTGAGCCATTTCTGGAGACCATTGAGCTCTTAATTTTCTTTCAGTTACAGAAACTGTTACTGACATAAGGTCAAACGATACCTCACCGATTCTATCTTCAAACTCTAAGTTTTTGTAGATTCTGTACTTAGCTGTAAATGCACTATCCGCAGCAGTTGTTGAAGAGAATGTTGAACCTGTGTAACCGTCCATTGAACCACCACAAGTAATACATACTGGTACTTGTAAGTCAACTTCTAAGTAAATTTTACCTTCAGCATCACATACGTTGTCATATTGACCACCATCAGTTTTACTGTTAGGGAATACTAACGTAGCGTTGTTGTTACCGTATTGTACAATACCTTTACCATATCTTTGAGTTACAACTCTAAATAAATAAGGGTTAGTTGCGTTTGCCGAAGTTGTTGGGTTACCAGCAACACCATAGATAGTTAAATCAGATAAGAAAGCTTCGTTATCCATTGGTTGACCATCAGGACCGATTAATTTACCTGCTCCATCAGATGCGAAACCTGACATAACAATTAATACTTTTCTGTAATCAGATGTTCCGTATCCTGAAACAACTAATTGGTCAGCAACCCAAACTACAGTACCAACTTCCGCAGTGATTGCAGAATATTGTCCTTTAGAATAGTCAAATAAACCTGGTGGGTCTAATGCTGGTTCGTTACCTTCGTAGAATCTATCGTAAAGGTCTTTAGTGTTGTTGTAGTCATAACCACTGTTTGGTGTTTGACCAGCTGCAGCGTTTGGTGAACCGTACGGTGCGTAGTGAATACCAGTATTCGCTAAGTTAGTTGGGTCAGTGTACGCCTGAATGTTAGGTACAAAGTAGAATAATTTACCGATAGGTAAGTTCATTGCTTGTACTGAAACGATGTCGTTTGCTAATAATTTAGAGAATACACGTCTAACGATTGGGAAAACCACTGTTTCAAATGCACCTGTATCAGATGTAGATGATGCTTCATTGATTAAGAATGATGCTTGGTTTTCGTATAATTGTGCTACGTTTTCTCTCATGTGACCTTTAAGACCTTCTAAAAAGCCTAATTTGTCCCATTTGTTGATTGTATCTTCTTTGATAACTTTAAGGTGTTTTAACCCAATGTTACCAACAAGACCTGATTCTAATAATGCTCCCATTTTAGTATTTGTTTTTTTTAGTTTATTTTAATTTTATTTGTTACCCTAATTTACCCATTAAATCTTTCATTCTTAAGAATTGAGGATTTTCATAAGTTTTTGATTCAATTAGAGTTGTAGATGAACCTGTAGTTACAGTTTTATTTAATTTTGCTCCTACTGATTCGTT